CCAACACAATGATCGTCAGAACCCCACGCATCGAGCGTGACTTCACCGTCCTGCCCAACCGGGCACTCCGAGACCCATACCTGTCATACCGGGCCCGCGGCGTCCTCGCCTACGTCCTGTCAATGCCGGACAACTGGCGCACATCAGCCGAAACACTCGCCCGCCAAGGCGTCGAAGGCCGCGACGCCATCCGAGCAGCCATAAACGAGCTGATCGCCACCGGCTACGCCAGGCGCGTCAAAGCCCAAGACCAGCGGGGTCGCTACACCACGGAGCTGCATTTCTACGACTACCCCAAGGCTGTGCACATCCTGGGGAAACTCAGGGGAAAACGACAGACACCGACGACGGAAAACCAGTCGTCGGAAAACCAGTCGTCTAAAGAAGAACTGATACCAAGAACGTTAAAAGAATCAGAGAGTGTCTTAAAGAGTGAACCAAAACTTTGTGGATACTGTTCAGGACAAGGCGTGATCGCTGAAGGCTTCGCGGGCCTCCCATCAGTCTGCCCAGACTGCAAAGGCGACGGACTCGCCCGTGGCTAACCACCGACGCAAAGACCTCGACTCCGCGGCCTACCGAAAAGCTCGCGCCGAATTCCTTCAACACAACACGACCTGCCATTGGTGCAAGCGAGCCAAAGCAACCGAGGTCGACCACCGCATCCCCGTCATGGCAGGCATAGACCCCACAGACCAAGAGAACTGGGTGCCCTCGTGCCACAAATGCAACGCCCGACGCGGGGCAGAAGCCCTAGCCCAAAAACGAAACCAAATCGCAAAAAAACGAAAAAATTCAGAAGTTTTTTTTGAAAATGAAAAAAAATTGACCCCGACCCCATCCGTCGATGTATCCCCAAAAGGGCAAAGGGCTCTAGAAGGGGATCGATCTGACCGGGCCGCGGCTGATCTGGTTGGGCCGTCGTTGATCCCGCCGAGGCTGCTGTCTCTACCTAAGGGCTCGGGCTCTTACGGTGCCGAGGTGGCGGCCCTAAGCAAGGACGTGCTCGGGATTCAACTGATGCCGTGGCAGATCACGGCGCTCGAGGGGCAGCTGTCGCATGACGATGCCGGTGCGCTGTGCTTCAAACGCAGCTTGGTGTCGGTCGCCCGACAGAACGGCAAGACCGTGGCCCTGAAGGCGTTGGCCTTGTGGGTATTGACCAAGGAACCGATCCGTCGCGGCGAGCCGGTGCTGCTGATCTCCACCGCCCATAACCTTGACCTGGCTGTTGAGCTGTTCGAGTCGCTGGCCCCGGTGCTCGAAACCAAGTTTGGGGCCAAGCTCTACTGGTCGTATGGCCGCAACGAAGCCGTCATGCCCGACGGATCCCGCTGGCTGGTTCAGGCCGCGACGCCTCGAGCGTTTCACGGCTTTAGCCCGGACTACATAATCGCCGACGAGCTGTGGAACATCTCTGCCGACGTGATCTTCAATGGCGCGATCCCGTCTCAGCGTGCCCGCCGACAGTCGCTGTTGTCGTGTTGGAGCACCGCAGGCACCGAGGACTCCCACGCCATGCTCAAGCTCCGCGAAGAAGGCCTTCGGGCGATCGACACCAAGGCCGACAGCAAACTGTTCTTCGCCGAATGGTCAATCCCGTCCGGGGTTGACACGACCGACGAGGTGTATTGGCCGATGGCCAACCCGGCGATCGGACACCTGCTGGATTTTGAGACGCTCCGCGATGAGTCCGAGATGGCTGACAAGGCCGCGTTTCACCGGGCGTCGCTCAACCTGTGGATCTCAAGCGCACAGTCCTGGCTGGCACCTGGCGTGTTCGACAAACTGATCGTTCAAGGCATCCCCGACGGCGGCATCCTTGCCGTGGACTCCAGCATTGACGACTCAACCTATGCCGGCATCCGCGCCGTGCCGATGCTCGACGGACGGATCGGTGTCACCGTCGCCTTCATCGCCGACACGCTGCCAAGCGTCTGGGCCGAGATCGACAAGCTGGCGGCCACCGTCACCGGCATCGCCCTAACCCCGAGCCTGGCGTCAATTGCGCCGCCGCAATACGAACGCAAAAAGATCGTCGTCGGCTACAACGAACTGCTCACCCACACCGGCATGGTTCGACAGCTCATCCTCGAGGGCCGCCTAGTGCACTCCGGCGAACAGATGCTGTCCGAGCACGTCAACCGTGCCGTCGGTGTCCGCACCGCCGCGGGCTTCGTGCTCTCGAGCCAAAAGTCGCCGGGGCTGATCACTTTGGCGAGGTGCATGATCTGGGCCGCGGCGCTGGTCGCTCGACCGCAACAAAAGACGCGGGCCGCGGTCGCGTTCAGCAAGTAGGGGATCGGTTTCTATCTTTCTCCGAAAGCCTTGCATTGCGTTACACGCCAGGCGCACAATCGCAACGTGGGGCTCTTCCGCAAAAAGATCGAAGCACCGGCCGTCGCCTCTTCCCCCATTGGCGCAGCCGCTGGCGCATCCCAGATAGGGCAGTTCTATTCGTACAGCGTTGGGGCTTCCGAAGAAGCTGCCCTATCTGTCCCCACCATTTCCCGCGCTGTCTCGCTGCTCACCACCGTCGTCGGCACACTTGACCTGAAGTCCTACGTCCTGCAATGGGGCGGCGAAGAGTACGAAAAGATCTGGGTGCAGGGCGAAACGTGGATGTCGCGTCCCGATCCGAAGGTGCCGCGCCAGTTCATCATGGGCAAAACCGCTCGTGACCTGATCATGTACGGCCGCGCGCATTGGGCCGTCACGTCGCGCTACTCCACCGGCTTCCCCGCCACGTTTGAATGGCTCCCGGCCAACATGGTCTACTCGACGAAGATGCCCGCCAGCCCCGAGTGGTTCGGTATGCCAGACGATCTCGAGTTCAACGGAATGCCGCTTGACGTGTCGAACGTGATCACGTTCCTGTCGCCCAACCAGGGCATCGTGTACGCCGGGCGTCGTGCCGTCGGCGTCTCCCTCCGTCTTGATCAGGCCGCCGAACGTTTCTCCGCAACCGAAATTGCTGCCGGTTACCTTCAGCAGACCAGCAACTCCGAGCCGATGTCGTCTGAGGAGCTCGGCGAATTGGCTGCCGCCTGGGCGAACGCCCGCCGCGTCTCGGCGATCGGCGCACTCAACAGCGCGGTCGAGTGGAAAGAGTTTTCGTCCGATCCGAGCAAATTGCAGCTGGTCGAGTCACGCAAATACCAGGCGCTCGAGATGGCCCGCCTGCTGGACATCCCCGGCTATCTCCTCGGCATTGACCAGTCCGGCATGACATACCAGAACGCGCAACAGTCCCGCCAGGATCTGATCCTGTTCGGAGCCCGCCCGATCCTGCACTCGATCCAAGAGCGCCTGTCAATGAACGACGTGCTGCCCAACGGCCGCCACGTCCAATTCGACGTCGAGGAATACCTTGAAGAGTTCATGGTTGAGTCGCCCGAAATCCAGCGCGAAGAACCCGCACCCGAACTACCCGAAGACGAAATGGAGCTTGAATGATCAAGTTCACCGCGGCTGTCGAGATCCTAGCAGCCAACCCAGACGACGAAGAATACGCCCCAAAAATCTCGGGTGTTGCCGTCCCGTGGAATGTCACCGCCACCGTTTCTGGCGGCCAGCAAGTCAAGTTTCTGCCCGGCTCGTTTGACGTGAACCAGAAGGCCGCCAAACTGGTCGAGAACCACGACTTGACGCAGCTTCGTGGTGTCGTCAACCGCTTGACCGACACCGCAACCGGGCTTGAGTTTGAAGCAACTCTCGCCGACACGCGGGCGAGCCGCGACGCTGTCGCGCTCCTCAAGTCCGGGGCATACGACTCCGTGTCCGTCGGGGCCAACCCGACCAAGTTCAAGTTCGACAAGCAAGGCGTCATGGTCGTCTCCAAAGCTGACCTGATTGAGCTGTCGCTTGTTGCCGTGCCCGCGTTTTCGGACGCGGTCATCACAGAAATCGCCGCCTCGGCCGACCCAGAGGACGACGAAAACCACCCACAAGACACCCCTCAGGAGGATCAAGTGTCAGAAGCAATCCAGGCCGAGGCCCCAGAGGCACCGGCAACCCACCCCGTCAGCCCGCTCGTCTACGCGACGGCCAAGAAGCACGTCGAACTGCCCACGGCAGTCGAATACCTCTCGGCGGCCATCGCAGGCGGCTCGGCATGGCACCAGATGTCCGAAGCGCTCCGCGCCGCGGCACCCGACGTGATCACCACCGACACCCCCGGCATCCTGCCGACGCCGATCGTCGGCCCGGTGTACAACAACTTCGTGGGCCGTCGCCCCGTCGTTGACGCAATCGGTGTCAAGGCAATGCCCGGTGGCGGCAAAGTGTTCATCCGTCCCGAAGTCACCACGCACACGTCGATGGCCGTGCAATCCGCTGAGAACGCGGCGCTCCAGTCCGGCACCTACGTGGTGTTCAACAACCAGGTGACCAAGCAGGCCTACGGCGGCTACGTCACGATCTCCGAGCAGGATCTCGACTGGACTGACCCAAACGTGCTGTCGCTCATCCTTGACGACATGGGCCGCATCTACGCCAACACGACCGACAACGTCGCAGCCGACAACCTCGCTACCGGCGCAACCGTCACCGAGAACTTCGCTGGCGCGTCCTACGCGGATCCGTCGTACTGGGCTGGCTGGATGGCACAGGCCGCATCAAAGATCCTCACCGGATCAAACGGCAACCTTCCGACCCACCTGTTCGTGGCACCGTCAATCTGGCAGGGACTCATGAGCCTCAGCGACACCGCTGACCGCCCGCTGTTCCCGCAGGTCGGGCCGATGAACGCCTTCGGCAACCTCACCCCTGGACAAGACAGCGGCGTGGCTTTTGGCCTGCGCGTCGTCGTTGACCGCAACTTCGCCAACGACACGTTCATCGTCGGCGACCCGAGCGGCTACGAGATCTTCGAGCAGCAGAAGGGCGCAATCTCGATCGACAACCCGTCGACGATCTCGCGCACGATCGCATGGCGCGGCTACTTCGCCACGCTCATGATCGACTCGTCGAAGTTCGTCAAGGGCATCCTCGTCTGATCCGCTGACTGTCACACCTAGGAGATCTGCACTATGGCCACGTTCACCCTCACCCACGGGACGAGGTACTCGAACTATGACGTGGTGCAGACTCTCCAGGCGACAGAAATCGGCATCGGACAGTCAATCACCATCACCAGCTCAACCGGCGGCTTCAACGGCACACACACCGTTCTGGCCGTCCCGGTGTACGAGTTTCTCGGCATCGACGACGAAGGCGATTTCGTCTACGACTACGACGTGCTCATCCCCAATCAGCTGCTGTTCAAGCACAACGGGGACGACCTTGAGCGCGGCGCGATCACCGG